GTTGCCGCCGTGCGGGCACGTGTTCGACGGCCAGGAATGCAGGCGGCGCGGCGAGCACCTATGCCAGCCGCGCGCCGCGCACGCGCTGTCGTTCTTCACCGAACTGCTGGTCCACACGAAAGGCGACTGGTCGGGCCGCCCGTTCATCCCGGCGCCGTGGGAGCGCGACGAGGTGGTCGTGCCGCTGCTGGCCACCGTCGAATGGGACCCCGGCTGGGCGCGGTACGTGCGCCGGTACCGCGAGCTGTACCTGTCGACCGGCCGCAAGAACGGCAAGACCGAACTCGTCGCGGGCCTCGTGCTGTACCTGCTCAGCGCGGACGGCGAGGAAGGCGCCGAGGTCTACGGCTTGGCCCTGGATAAGGACCAGGCGGGCCTCGTCTACTCGGCCGCCGTGCGGATGGTGCAGCTGTCGCCCGTGCTGGCGCGGCGGCTGCGCGTGCTGCGCGGCGCCGGGCGCATCACGTACGACGCCACCGCGTCGTTCTTCGCGGTCATGGCCGGGGACTCCCTCGGCGCGCTCGGCCCGAACCCGCACGCCGCGTACATCGATGAGCTGCTGACCCAGCCGTCGCGCGACTTGTACGACGCGCTCCGCACCGGCTTCGGCTCCCGGTCCCAACCGCTGATGATGCTGGTCACGACCGCCGACAACGACCCGACAGGGTTCGCCGCCGCAGAGCGCACCTGGTCCGAACAGGTCATCGAGGACCCCGAGCTGGATCACGCGCGGCTGGTCGTGCTGCACGCCGCGCCGAAGGACGCCGACTGGACCGATGAGGCGGTCTGGTACCTGGCGAACCCGGCGCTGGGCGACTACCTGGATATCCGCATCCTGCGCGGCGAGGCCAAGAAGGCCAAGGCCAACCCGGCCGCGCAGCGCGCATTCGAGCAGTTCCGGCTGAACCGGCAGACGCAGGCCGTAGGGCACGCCGTGGACCTGGCGACGTGGGACCGGGGCGGCGCGCCGCTGCCGCAGCTGGCCGGGCGCACGTGCTACGGCGGCCTCGACCTGGCCAGCACCATCGACCTGGCGTCCTACGCGCTCGACTTCCCGGCCGACGACGGCGGGCACGACGTGCTGTGGCGCGTGTTCACGCCCGAGGCCGCGCTGCCGCAGCTGGACCGCCGGACAGGCGGCAAGGCGACCGCGTGGGCCGCCGCCGGGCTGCTCACCGTCACGACCGGCGACGTGATCGACTACGACGCCATAAAGGTGGCGCTGCGCGCCGACGCCGAGCGGTACGACCTGCGCGAGATCGCGTTCGACCGCTGGGGCGCGACGCAGCTGAGCATCGACCTGCTGGACGAGGGCTTCCCCCTGGTGCAAGTGGGCCAGGGCTTCGCCACGATGAGCGGGCCGACGAAGGAGTTCCTTCGGCTGGTCGCGTCCGAGCGGTACCGGCACGGCGGGAACCCGGTCGTGCGCTGGCAGGCGGCCAGCCTGGTCACGCGCACCGACCCGAGCGGGAACCTCAAGCCGGACAAGGCGAAGTCCACTGACAAGATCGACAGCATGGTGGCCGCGATCATGGCGCTTGACCGCGCCATCCGGCACGCTGCCGCCCAGGATGACTACGAGGCGGCCGGGTTCTAGGGAGGCTGGGGCAGATGAGCGAGCTGGACGACCTGCGCGCCGCAGCTGCGCGCAAGCTCGATGAACAGGCGGTCCGCGCCGCGTTCTATCAGGGCTACTACGACAACGAGCAGGGCATCATCGCGCTGCTCGACACGGAGGAGCGCAGAACGTTCCGCGCGTTCCTGGACGAGTGCCAGGCCAACTGGGCCGAGCTGGTCGTCAACGCCGTGGCCGAGCGGCTGGCCGTGACCGGCTTCCGGTTCGGCTCGGAGGCCGACAGCGACGCGGCGTGGACCATCTGGCAGGCGTCGGGCATGGACGCCGATTCGGGCATGTGCCAAACCGACGCGCTCGTCACCGGGTCGGGGTTCCTGCTGGTGCAGCCCGACGAGGCCAACGCGACCGGCGTCTCGATCACGCTGGAGGCCCCGGAGGAGGCGTGCGTGCTGTACGAGCCGGGGAACCGGCGGCGCCGCCGCGCCGGGTACAAGCGGTTCGCGGACGAGGTGGGCGACCGCAAGACCGAGGTGCTGATCCTGCCCGACATCATCGCCACGTGGTACCCCGGCCGGGGCGACCCCGAGACGGCGCCGAACCCGGCCGGTACGGTCGGCCTGATCGAGCTGGTGCCGCAGCCGCGCACGCGGCGCCGCCCCCGTTCCGAGCTCCACTCCGCTATCCCGATCGTGGACCGCATCCAGACGATCCTGTTCAACCGCTCCGTCGCGGTCGACTACGGCGCGAACCGGCAGCTGGCCGCCAGCGGCGTGAAGATGGCCCGCAAGATCAGCAAATCCGCGGATGGCGAGGAGACCACGCGGCCGGTCAACCCGTTCGACATCGGATCAAACCGGCTGCTGGTGGCCGAGAACCCGGAGGCGCGCTTCTGGGCGTTCCCCGAGTCCAGCCTGGGCGGCTACATCTCCTCGGTTGAGCAGGACGTGCAGCAGCTCGCCGCGATCACCCAGACGCCGCCGCACTACCTGCTCGGGTCGATGGTCAACCTGTCGGCCGACGCGATCAAGGCGGCCGAGACGGGCCTGGTCAGTAAGACGCGGCTGCGGTCGCGGTACCTTGGCGAGGGCTACGAGGAGACCATGCGCGTGGCGCTGTCGCTGGTCGGCAGCGTGGCCGCCACCGACGTGGCCGCCGAAGTGATCTGGGCCGACTTCGAGACCCGCAGCGAAGGCCAGCGGGTCGACGCGCTGGTCAAGATGGCCACCTTGGGCGTGCCGCGCCGCGTGCTGTGGGAGCGGTGGGGCACGAGCCCGCAGGAAATCGAGCGGTGGGAGCAGCTGGCCGCCGCTGAACCGACAGGAGTTCCGGCATGACCACACCGCCCGCGCCCCCGGCGCCGCCGCAGCCACCCCCGGCGCCGCCGCAGCCACCCCCGGCGCCGCCGCAGCCACCCCCGGCCCCGGCCAACGGGCCGCCAGCCCCCGACCAGCCAGGCCCCGAAGCGCTGGCCGCGCTGGCCGCCGAGCGCCAGCGGGTCAGGGACCTGGAGGCCGAGCTGCGGCAGCTGCGCGAGCAGGGCATGTCCGACGCCGAGAAGGCCGTCGCCAAGGCCAAGGAGGAGGGCCGCGCCGAGGCCGCGCACGAGGCCGCGCTGCGGCTGGCCGCCGCTGAGTTCCGCGCGCAGGCCGCCGGGCGCCTGGCCGACCCCGAGGCCGCGCTGGCCGTGCTGGACCTGGGCAAGCTGCTCAAGGACAACGAGCCGGACAAGAAGGCGATCGGGAAACTGGTCGAGCAGCTGGCCGTCGTGCCGCCCGCGCCCGGCCACATCCCGACCGGGCCGCGCCCCGGCACCGACCCCGGCGACACGGATTGGCTGCGGAACGTCCGGCGCAGCAGGTGAGCGAGGACGCCGCCGAGGACGACAGCGGGCCGCGCTGCCGCGTCTGCCTGGTGCGCCCGCCCCGGCCGGGCTCGCCGTACTGCTCGGCGTTCTGCCGCGTGCTATCGGCGGCGCGGCGACTCGGCCTGCTGCTGGCCGCCCTGGCCACGCTGGCAGCGTGCACCGGCACGAGTAGCACGACGGCAAGGGCCACGCGCACGGCCAGGCCCCCGGCCACGTCAGCGCCGCCCACGGCCAAGGCCGCCCCGGCGCGCTGCGCCTGGTACACCGTGACCACGGACGGCGGCCAGCAGGTCATCGTGACCGCGACCCGCACGCCGTGCGGCTCGCCGCCGCTGCTCGGCTGGATCGCGCGCAAGACCGGCCGCACGTGGATCACCACGCGGTACGTCACCGGCACGTGCATCGCGCAGCTGGCCCGCGCCGGGGTCGTGGTCCAAATCTGGGTGACGGGCTGGGCGCGCCGCACCCAGGAGGCGGCCGGGTACCTGGCCGACGACATGGCCGACGCGGGGTGGCAGACGCAGCAGGCGCCGGGCGGCGGGCCGACGCCGCCGCCGCTCCCGACGCCGATCGGGTCGGCCGCGTAGCTTGTCCCGCGCGGCCCGGCCAGCGCATACTGAGCGGGATGCCGCGCGGTGCGATACCGGCGGCAGCCGGTAGCCGAACCCGGAACGCTTCACGAGGCGCGATGCCGAGGCCCGGCCAGCGCGAGGCGCGATGCCCCGCTGGAGCGGGTGGCGTGGAAAGCGGCGCGACCTAACCGCGCTCACGCCGGAGGCTGCGCCATGCCGCACCCGCTCGACTTTTCCGGGGTCATCCCCGTCGAATTTTCCAGCCAGATCATCGAGGAAGCCGTCCAGGCGTCAGCCGTGCTCCAGCTGGCAAACCTGATGCCGATGGGCACCTCGATCTCAGACCTGCCCATCCCGAAGCAGCTCCCGAAGGCCGCGTGGACCGGCGCCCCTGGCGGCCGGAAGGCGTGGACCGACCTGGCGCTGGAGACGCAGAGCGTCCACGCCGAGGAGGTCGCGGCGGTCACAGCGATCCCCGATGCCTACCTCGAAGACAGCACCATCAACCTGTGGAACTGGGTCCGGCCGCGCCTGGCCGAGGCCATCGCGGTGGCGCTGGATGACGCCGTGCTGTTCGGCCTCGACGCGCCCGCCACCTTCCCGACCGGCGGCATCATGTCGAACAACTACTCGAACCTCCAGGCCGCTGGCGTCGACGCCGTGGACACGGTGAACCGGGCGATGGGCGCCGTCGAAGGCCGTGGCCTCAACGTGACCGGCCACGCGGCCGACCTGATGGTGAAGGCGACCTTCCGGGGCGTCCGCGACGACACGGGCGCGCTGCTGCTCGGCGTCGACCAGGTGGGCGCGGCGCAGCGTCAGACGCTCTACGGCGCCCCGATCGAGTACAACTCGTGGACCAACCGCACGGCCAACTTCATCACGGGCGCCTGGTCGAACCTCATCATCGGCGTGCGGCAGGACATCCGCTACGTGATGGACCCGAACGCCGTGATTGCCGACGACGACGGCAAGGTCATCATCTCGGGGTTCCAGGACAACACCACGCCCCTCAAGGTGTGGGCGCGCTTCGGCTGCGCC